TCCACATGTTCGATCTTAGAGGCAAAGAACGTATAAAGCCAGTCGGAATAGCGGGAACCGGAGGCACCAATGAGATCCTTATACTCCTGCAGACGCGTCGCAACAGCAAGCTGAGGAATAGTCTTCACGCCTGTGAAATCAACATCAGAACCAGAGTCACCCGGCGGCATGAGGCGGCTGAAGCGGTCGGGAGAGCTCGGACACACGGCCATAGGATGCGCTGCCAGGAAAGGAACGTTCAGCGTACCGGAGAAATAAACCTTAGAGGGAACAGAAGTATCGGTGCCTGAACCATTATTCCAATCAACCGTAGGTTCCTGAACATCGAAAGGATAAGCCGGAAAATTAAAAAGCACCGACTGCGGAAACATCTGAGGCATCTTGGAGAAGTCCGGACTAGCTGCAGTTGTATTCTCATTGAACAAGTCAGAACGAAGGATCTCCACGAACAAATCAGAACGGTTCCACGACAACTGATCGTGATCAGCGTCAATCTTCCTGTCCCTCGGATAAAACATCGTCTCGAAGTAATGATCCAAGAACTCCAAGTTGCCATAACGCTGCCAGAAATAAGAAGAATGGGAGCGATACTCAGACTTCGACACCGAAGAGGTGGCGCCGGTATAGAAAACAGGCCGGTAAGTTCCAGGGTGGGCGAAAGAAAAAACACCCCAGGAGGAGTACGAATAATAATTGCGGACAATATCCCAATAGCCTAAGTAAGTGTCTGCATTCACAGCAATAAACTTCGCAACCGAATTGGATAAAGACTCAGAAGTAGGCACAGTATGAGTAGGATAATTGGTTATCGGACTGTTGGCAATACGAAGCCACGACATCAAGCTGTTCGGAAGTGCAGCACGATGATTGAACGGCATAACCTGGCTGAAGAAAGCAGCAGTGCCGGAACGCGGATACATGAAGGAGGTATACCCTGCTGCACCACGGTTGTCCACACATCCGGGAATGAAGTTGAACGTCAAGTCATTCATGTCGAACTTGGACGAATTGACACGCATCTCCGGATGATACAGCTGCAAGGGAATCCAGAACCGATGCAGCCGAAGCACGTAGGGGTTGAACGATGGAACACCCAAGGGGTTTGAACGGACGTCAACGCCTTGATGCAAGGTAACTCGATCGCGAGCATTAACAAACTGAATACGCACCGGGTAAATGATACCGGGCGTAATAGAAAACGCCTTATTCTCGGGCATATCATACCGAGAATAGCCGTTAACGGAATGAGAAATAAAAGGCTGTTTACCCATAAACTATTCTATTAAAAAAAGGATTAGAAGAACAAACACCGAAACAATCCACCCAGAAATCAATAACATCGGAAGTCACCGCTAGAAAACTCGGCCGACCCTTGACCTTGCTCAAGAACTCCCGAAGCTTCACAAGGCGCGAAAAACCTCCTTTAACGATACGGGAAAAGTCGGAGGGACGAAGGACCCTCTCAGCAACTTCACGAAGAAAGCCAAGAGCCAGAGAACCGCCGAAAGCGCTAGCATAGGTCCAAGCAGTAGAAATCTTGCGAAAGACCAACGCATCTTGAGAAAGATACTTATCGTAGTAGCGAGGGATACGGTACCGATAAACAACACCGGTCTTGCAATCAGTGTAAGACCAAAGACCAGAAGCAGCACCGGGAGCTTTAAAATCACCCAAATAATCGCCAACACCTGCCGAAATAAACTTGCGGCGGTATCTGCTATTCTGAAGAAAGTCATAGAGATTAGTTTTTAATTTACCTGCAGTAATAGGAAGAGACTTCGCAAAGCCAGACGAACGCTCATCCATATAGACAGACTTGCCAACATACTTGACAACATACCGAAGACGCTTATCCGTGATAGATGCGATCCAAACAAAGCCTAGATCCCTGACAGCTTCACGAATGGCATTGTAGGAGTGCGGAACATCCCAAAGAACGCCATGAAAGTGAAGACGGGGCTCGCTGCCCTGCTCCGGATGCATTCCGAACTCCTGGAAAACAGCATGCTTGATGGAATGGCCGAAACGGCGGCGGATGCGTTCAAACCACAAGCGGATGAAAGAAGAGGGATTCTGCAATGCACTGTCGTAATACTCCGGAGCGATCGTGATCGTAACAAAGACAGAGTTGCGGTGCAGACTCTTCTGATACTTGGTTTCACGCTCCAAACGAACATACCAGTCATTGCGCTGCTGCCGCAGACACTCCTCGCAGCGGCCGCAGGGAACCATAATGCGCTGGGTAAAATAATCCCAAGGACGGTTCATCAGCAGAACCTTCCTGTCCATCAAGCCGATAGTCCGGGAGCTATACGCCCGATTCCTTATCCAAATGGGGGAAAGACACATCCTTTATATCGAAATAAACACCAGGGTACAATCCAGTCAAAAAGCGGAGATAATCCGAAGCCTGTTCATGCGTCCGGAAACGACGCAAAACCTTAAAACACTTGCCCACACGCTTTCTAACAAAGAAAGGCGCGTAGGCAAGCTCAAAACGGTGATAATAGTCAAAACTCATAGAACCTTTCCTCCTAAGGGACGAACAACGATTCTCTTACCTCCCTTACCTCTAGTCTTCTTCTTCCTGCTCATGATCGAAAAAACTGTCTTCATTAACCTTAAGCATGAGCAAACCCTGCATTTGACCGGAGGCAGGCAGGAGATTCATTTCGAAGAAGGATGCGCCGGATGACAAAGAGCGGATGAAATCTCCAAGCTCCATGTGAGGCAGATAATAACATCCTTTAGGCAGGAAAATAGAGCTGAACTCCAGGAAATTAGAAAGCTTAGAGGCTTCAAAATCCAGGGAGAAGGCCGGATCGTAGTTCTCGAAAGAACCATCAGGTCCATCCTGGCCGAAGGAAACCAAATAACCTCCGTTCGCAAGAGGGTAATTTGAGATCAACACCGAAACAACCAAATCAGAGTCAGAAACAGAAGACTTGCGCAGGCCTTCATTAATAGCATTTGATAACATAATAGAATAAGATTTAAAGTTCAAAGGCAAAGATAAGCATAAAAAAGACAAACTCCAACTTATTTGCGACGAAATTGACGGCTGGTTGTAGTAGTATGCTTGGACCAGCCTCCGCCAAGCTCACCGGGGGTGGGAACAAAGTCCTCAGTAACATCCTCAAACCTCTGCACAGGAGGAGCGGAAGAAAGAATCTTTGCTCCAACAGCATGTCCAGCCAGAGAAATAGCTCCGCTAACAGCAGTATTGGCAATGCTGTAGCCAAACCGGTTCTTTTCAGAACGAAGCTCCCAGCGGTTGGTGTACATATCATACTGGAAATCCTGCAGATCAAGCTTCATGTACTCTCTGCGGATTTCCTTGCCGGTCATCTTGATCGTACGCTCAACCTTTCCCTTCTCATTGATAATGGGAACCTCAACCTCCGTATTCCAATTCACGTCAAACCAATTCTCCAAGTCAGATGCAGTCAATTCATTCACACGGGCCAGCTGCTCCTGATTAGAGGAGGAAGCCTTCAAATAAATGGCACGGGCAGTCAGCAGCTGCAACTCTCCTTCGATCAGATCGTCAATATAGCCGGTGCGGGCCTTAAGCTGGTAGTACTCCTCCTTGGCCTTGCCGAGATCAGCCTTGATCTGCTCGAGATTGTAACCGAAAGCAGCTTCCTTCAACTCGTTGTCGATGGAGTAGGACAAGGTTATGGCAGTATTCAAGCTTGCACGCGAAGAAGACTCAGTAATTCCGGCTTCAGCAAGTCCTGCCTGCGCCTTCATCAAACGCTCGCGCAGGTCTTTATCCAAAGTCTGAGACTTATACCAATCAGCTTCAGCATCATTAAGCTCAGCAGCCGAACGCTCACGCTCCTGTTGAGCTTCTTTCAACTGAACATCCGCATACGCAGAAGGATTACCAGCAAGAGCAGCAAGACCACCGCCGGAACCAGTAGCCACAGGACCATGACCGGATGGAGCCCCACCGCTAGCGGTGGGTATAGTAGCAGAGACGCCAACGCCGGACTGGCCGAGAACAGCAGCAGGATTCAAGCCGGCAGCCAAGTTACGAGCAACAACGGCAGAAGGATCGTTATACGCATTCTGGTAGTCAAACATCTGCTTGTCATGAGCCAGCTGAAACTCCGCAGACTTGGACATCTGCTCAAGGGCGTACTGCTGCTGCAAAGCCATTTCCTTCTGCTTGTACTTCCAATTGCGGCGGGCAGAAATACCGCCGAACAAGGCATCAGCAATACCAGCGCCAGCAGAAGAACCAGCAGAACTGGCTGCATTCAGACCAAGCGTCTGACCCATCAGTGTAGCAAAAGAAGCCGCCGGCATACTAGGGAAGCTTTAAATTAGAACGAACCTCAACATCAACAGTATCGCAATGAAAACCGGAAGAGCGGTAGACGAACTTTCTGGTACATGATGCAGCGAAATAAACAGACAAAGCCGTAAGAATGGAGATCAACAACGTCCAAAAACTCTTCTTACGATAAAACGGTACTTTTTCCATGACAAAAACAACAATAAGAAACCATAAGAAAATACGCTATCAAAACCGCAATTTGATATCCAAATTCGATGTTCAAAGCAAACATCAAACTCGGTCCGCGCACATATCATATATCATCAAGTAAAGGGATATGTAATTTTCTTTTAAAAGCAATAAGTTTATACGGGCAGCACGCCGACTCCGTCGACATAAAGTGCTGTTTATTAAGGTGCTATACGCTACCTGCGGTGCGAGGTAGGAAAGTGGACAAGGAACCGAAGGGAAATGCCTCAGGCACTCCCTCCGGGAACTCTAAACCAAATTAATCCTCTTTCTCCGGCTTAGCATTCGAAGACGAACGCTGCCGCTCGAGAAAGTCATCAATAACACCCTGTCCACTCTCCAAACCATCAAACTTGTCGATCCGGGAAAACGAGTTCGGATCGAAGTCCAGCGGTGGGTCATAATCCTCGCCTTTCCGGAAATCAGAGTCCGACGCCTGGACATCCGGACGGCCAGGCAAAACATCTACAGAACCGGAACCATTCAAAACCGACATAATCCGCTCGCCGCGGGACCTGTATTCCGGAAGGTCTTCAATCATATACTCCAACATATCAACGACTAGATAAACGAGTTGCAAAAGACTTGTTTACAAGATTCTTGACAACTACCTTGTACGACATATTAACAAAGAAATTATCCTCCAAATCGGAAGCAAAAGGGTTATTGACAGTAGCCAAATTGGTGAAAAGCAGAGAAGGACTGAGCTCATTCGGATTCGATGACAAACCGATGAGATAAAAATCCCGCTGCTGCACCCAATAAGACTGCAGCGGAACAGTAGCCTTGGGAGTGAGAGTGGCCTGCAAGGAACCCAACACCTCATCATAGGAGGAGCGGAATTCATTATAGCAAGGCTCCTTGGCCACCGAAACACTCTGAGACGAAGATCCGGACTGCCAGCCGTAGCCGAGACGCCAGAAGGGAACATCCTGATAGCCGATGTCATTGTAAATCGGGTTGAAATAATCGGGACCGCGGTACTCCAAATAATCGGGACGTATGCCGGTCCAGAAATAAACAGGCCGAATCGTCAGCATGTCAAAGATATAGCCAGGCTCCTTGAAGTAATAAGTCTGCTCGCGGCCAAGCACAGTGTTAAACGCAATAGAGCCGCCCATCTGGCCAAGTGCAGCAGCTTCTCCGCCTGCAAAACCAGACTGTCCTGCCTGGTTCATAACAACCTGGCTGTTAACCATAACGGAAGAGCTAAAAAGAAGCTTCGGACGATCCACATGTTCGATCTTAGAGGCAAAGAACGTATAAAGCCAGTCGGAATAGCGGGAACCGGAGGCACCGATGAGATCCTTATACTCCTGCAGACGCGTCGCAACAGCAAGCTGAGGAATAGTCTTCACGCCTGTGAAATCAACATC